CTCCGCCATCGTCGACGTCTGGTCTACATGCGCAACCGGCTGCTCCTTTCATGAGCCGCGCGCCACACCAACAACCTCGACCATAGCGGTCCTCACACCTCTTGGAGGCCGCACTGTACGCTACAGACAACATCTCGCGTGCAGATGCGGCAAGGCTACATGGGGGAGTGTAAACCCCTGCCTGGATGCCAGCAGCGACGAAACGATCCACCGTTGACGGTCGGAATCGTCCAGCCGTAGGAAGTCCCAATCCACCGCAATCTTCGCGGATGAACCAGGGAATCACGGCCGGCATATCGTTGTGTCGGACAAACAGATCAACCAACTTCTCCTGCTCTTCAGCACAGAAGCCTCTGATCAGGTCCTTACAACGATCACCGAACGAGCCTTCACGCTCACTTCGTTCGTCGTCGCAGCTAACACGTCCACCGCTACGCTTCAGTCCGTAAAGAAGTCCCAAATTCAACATGGGGACCTCCTGAAGCCGCAGAGAGCACGACACGACGAGTTCTTCTCCTTGATACTCGTCGATGATCCTTCCGACCTGCCAACTAGGCTCGGGGATGTGCTCAAACATTGATGTGCGAACTTTCGGCAGCAATCGGAATTGCCGTCCCACCACATCAATGAAGCGTGACACCTCTGGAATCTCACAAAAACAACGAGAGTTCATATTGCAGAACTCGTGAGAAACGTAGGTCTTGCCAACGCTTTCTGCTAAACCACCAGCAGCGGTAACCAGGCGCCATCGTCGGACACCCATATCGCATGTGCGTGCAAGCACATCGTCACCGTTGATCAACATGTCACAGTGACGGATCTTTCGTTCAGGAAACAGTGCATAGCGCGTAAGCGCAGCGTTTATAATGCACAGTATCGGAAACGAAACAGGGGAGCCCATCAACTGGCCCCACTGCTGCTTCCGAAGAACGACTCCGTCGGGACTGGATGAGTCCTCGACGGCGATCAGATGATCCACCATTGCACGCATGAAGAGAAGACGCGTCTCATCGTCAAGCTTGAGATTGTCACAGATGCGGTTCACCGCAGCGCGAGCGAGTGCGGGATGCAACTCATTCGTCGCGGATCGGTAATCACCGCTCAGCCACTTCTGGCCTCTCTGTAACATTCCAACATGACGCATGATGTCCGCCGGCACAAGCGCTCGATCTATCAGGAACTTGTCACACTTCCTCAGATCTCGCCACAACAGCTTCTGCAAGTTGCAGAGATAGCTGTATGTCAGTGCCGGACCACGCGAAATCACCCGTACCTTCAACGCCTCGGCCAAGCCGCAGGGCGTACACACGGGCTCTTCATTTGCAGCCTCCTCCTTCAAAAGGCTCTGCAAAGCTTTGCGATAGCACCGATCGACCAGAACGATCGGCACCTCCGACTGGATACACTCCTCCCCCCAGACCAACTCACAGGTCCGGTCTTCGATGAATGGTTTCATCCGGAAGCCAACAGGTCGTGCTGCAAGGCGTCGTTCCACAACGCCCAACGCCCCCCCTCCTCCCCTTCGTCCGTGAATTAAATGGCGAAACCCGTTGACCGGGTCCTCCAAATTATCACAGTGCGAATTGGGAGACGGAAGAGTGGCGGCAGACAAATCGACCGGCAGGGTACGTGGCGGGTACATCTCGTCCACAGTCCTTGCTACTTCCCATTCCAACATCGAACCGTTAACCTTACCGTTCTCAAACTCTCTACGCCATCCGGCCGCCCCCATCTGCGGGCCGTCCGGAGTGTTCATGAGATCTGGAATGTCGCTCCAACCGAGCCGACGTCCGCCTCGACAGGCGGTTTCCAGACCATGTGCGTAGACCTCGACTAGAAGTAACTCGAGGTTCCTTGCCCGGGTCAGGTCCGCGAAAGTGTCATCCACACCTTTCCGAACCAGATCATCCCCAGGGCGGGGAAGTCCCTTCTTGAGCTGTAGATAGCTCCAGGCGAACTTGAGTCTTGAGAACACGTCCCAATGCTTCACGCGATTGCACAAAAACGCGTAGAAGCGTCCTCCCAGGAAGTGGTGAGGACGCTTCTCGTCCCGACAGCAATCGGGCACGGAAGGCATGGGTTGGTCCATTAGCCATGAGAACATTGCAGCGAGCTTGAATTTCATGAATTTAAACTGGTCGGCCGGATCCAGTAAGCTCAAACGTGCAATGCTCTCCTCCAACTTGGCACGCGCTGTGCTGTCCACGTCCATTCCAAAGAACGTGAACAGCAACTCGAAGGCGCGTCCAATCTCCTTACGATCGCTCTCCCCCAGATGGGGTGGAGGGCCACGATCGGGTCCCAATACCAAGGGCCGCGGATTACCAACCGCGGGGTGGTCATGAGGGATGACGACAGTAGATGTGTGCTTTGTGTCGTTATTCT